GAACCAGTTAAAGTTTGCGTTCCCCAACCCCAAAGACCCGGACAAGAAGCTGATCTCAGAATACACCGTAGGGACGGCAGGGAACGAGGACATCGGGCGGGGATTCACCATTAAGCAGTTGCACTGCTCGGAGGCAGCATTTTATGAAAAAACAGACGAACTCGAAACAGGATTGTTCCAAGCTGTTGCAGAGATGGCCGGAACCGAGATTATCATGGAGTCAACAGCCAACGGAATTGGAAACATGTTCTACCGCAAGTCGATGGACGCGCTCGCGCGAAAAGGAATATTTCAACTGATATTTATTCCATGGTATTGGCAATTAGAATATAGAACACCGATAACACCAGATTTCTACGCCACCTCGGATGAAGAAAATTTGAAGCATCTCTTTGGTCTCGATAACGAACAAATAATGTGGCGCCGGAATAAAATTGTATCTTTAGGCTCGGAATGGAAATTCCAACAAGAATATCCTATGGACCCTGCGGAAGCCTTTGTTGTTTCAGGGGAGTCGCTGATTAACAAACAGAAATTGCTCGAGGCGCGTAAATGCACTATCGTAGACAACAACGCCGCAATTATCTTCGGGGTCGACTGCGCCCGCTCCAACGACAGGACTGTTATCACCATTCGCCGTGGACGACAAATCCTGGAAGTTATCGTTATGGAAAATACCCCGGGGGACACTGGTGAGGAATCTGTAGACTTGGCCAACAAACTAGAACGCCTGATTAAAAAATATTCCCCGCAAAAAGTATTTCTCGATTACGCTCAAGGTTACGGAACTATTGATCTCTTGCGTTCCTGGGGTTATCGCGACATCGTGCAAGGTGTGTACTTCGGGCAAGCCGCAACTGAAAAAGAACTCTACCTCAACAAAAGATCAGAGATGTATATTGCCGCCCGCGACTGGATTCACGACGGGAATGTTAACATCCCGGATGACGATGCTTTCTTTACAGAATGTGCGGTTATTCCTGATTATAAAGAAACACCGACGAAGAAGAAGTTTATTGTCCCCAAAGCGGAGATAAAGGCTGTATTGGGAATGTCTTGCGACATCTGGGATTCTTTCATTTTAACCTTTGCATTTAACGTAAAATATGATAGCGTAATAAGGAAAGGGTCTAATAGGCCCAAGGTGTCTAAGAAGTCGAGTCCATACCAAACTGCGCAAAGAATAAGCGGAAAACCCAAATCCTCGACGAAAACTATAAACGTCGATCATATATTTTGAGGGGAAAATCTTATGTCTAAAGGTACCTTTTTTGGGAACATCGTTCGCGACCCTACTTCTTTGCTTTTAGGATTAGGTGGCGGCGCAATTAAAGAAGCTTTGTTTGACAGACCGAAACGTAAAGCGGGAGAAGCGGCGGCAGGAGCGGCAGCAGAATCCTCAGCAGCAACAGCAGCGGCAAAAGCGAAGATAGCGAGTGAGCAGGCAGCAGTATCACAAAATCAGAAAGCAAAGCAAGTAGCGGCGATAAATACTCCGTCTCGTGGATTTGGGTCTAACAGCCTCGAGAACCTATCACGATCATTCTTATTGAGGTTATAATCTATGACGCAATCAACAGGGATTCCTAATCGAGTTCAGACGTTGAAAACACGTCTTAAAGATAACGAAACTATAAAGCAGCACTGGCATAACATTTGGGAATTTTGTGGTGAATATGTCCACACCCGTAAACAGCATTTCCTCTCCTCACCACTACCTGGTGAATTTCTTACAGAACAATTATTTTCGACAATAGCGCCTTTCGCCAATCAAGCGATGGCGTCCGCTCTCCTGGGTCAGATGTGGCCCAACGGCGCACGCTCTGTACGACTGACACGACCTAAAAATATCCCCGACACAAGAGAAAACAAAGACTATTACAAAAAGATTACTACGGTATTTACAGGATTCCTCGACCAGCCAGAAGCTAATCTTGTCCCGACATTATCTGAATATTTATTTGACCAAGGCGCGTTCGGTATTGCTGGGATTCACCGCAAGCGGACCAAAGAGTATATGCAGCCGTTGAAATTTTTCCCTGTTGCCGTAAAGAATCTTTTGGTGGAAGAAAATAATGAAGGGCGTATCACGACCACTTTTATAGATGACATGATGACTATTCGGGCGCTTGTTGAAGAATACGGAATTAAAAATATATCCAAAGCCAACGCTGACAAATACCTCAAAGGAATGTTTACCGAGAAAGTACGCGTCATCCAAGTTGTCGAGCCGCGCATGGTGGACAATCCTAAATTCCAATTTGGTAATAAAAACTTCCCGATCTCCTCTATGCACTTTGAGTGGGACACAGGAAAGATTTTGAGAGAGTCAGGATTCCTGCAAGACCCTCTTATTGTTGCCCGATTTTCAAAAGCTATTGGTGAGGTCTACGGACGTTCACCAGCGATGTTTGCGATGCCGGCCATTCTCAGGTTAAACCTCGTAATGGAAATACTACAAAAGAACTCAGAGAAAGTCGGCTCGCCTCCTTTGTACTTACTGGATAACGGCGCTTTAGGACCAACGATTGTTGACACCTCAGCAGACGCGCTAAATGTTTTCCAGACAACTGGCTTAGGCGAGAGATCACCTATCGGTGCGATCAACGATGTCGGGGATTTACGACCACTATTGGAACTCGCGGAGATGTTGAAGAACGAAATCACGCAAGCCTTTATGATCGACAAGCTTCTTGATTTTAATAATGAGCAGCGCATGACCTTAGGTGAAGCACAAATTCGTGACCGCATCCGGGGTGACGCTAACTCAGCTGTATACAAACGTCAATACAACGAACTATTCACGCCACTATTAACAGGCGCATTTAATGACCTTCTGGATATGGGCCACATGGGTGTTACCCGTGGGAGCGATCAAGAAAGAGAAATTATTAACCTGGGGCTGGAACCTCTTTATCTGCCGGAAGCCGTACAGCAAGCGATGGTGAATGAACTACCAATCTATGAGATTGAATATGTTTCACCAGCAGCGAGAGTTATGCAAACTGAGCAGATGCAAGGACTTACGTCTTTCCTTGATATTTCAATCGGGGTAGGTCAAGCGTTCCCAGAGAGTTTAGACAACATTGATATTGACGCAATCGTTAAAGAAGCAGCCGAGTTAACAAACATCGGTGAAGACAAATTAAACGATATGGATACCATAAAAGCGATCCGTGAAGCTCGCGCACAGGCGCAACAACAAGCCGCCCAAATGGAACAAGCACAGGTAGCTAGTGATGTTGGGATGAAGTCAGCGCAAGCACAGTCCATGCTACAAGGTGCGGTGAGTGGCAGACCACGCGGTTAGAAACAATACTAAGGATAAAAAATGTCAAAACCAGATTCAGACCAAGACAAAGTTAGACGTGCGGTTGCAGAAATCGCAGAGACAGAAGCGGGACAAATATTTTTTAATTGGATGATGAACAGTTGTTTCTTCACCCGATCGACCATTGAAGCAGACCCACAGGCGCGAGAGATCAACCCGATAGGGACAATTTTTAACGAGTCCAGACGTCGCTTGTATTTAGATGTACGGCGGGGAATACCAGCTGGACTTTTGAAAAAGATCGAACACAAAAACTAGGAGACACCAAACTATGCCAGACGATATTACACCAGAACCATCAGCAGCCAGCCCGGAGCCAACGTCGATAGCGGTTTCATCTCCGCAGACTATTGCCGCAGCGCAACCCCAATCGGCTCCCGATCCTCAAAAGCCAACAACACCGCCGTCGATGGATTTTAACGCGGTCGTGCCTATTGAGTTTCAGAACAAGCCGTATATGAAGGAAGTTGATTCTTTTGATAAACTATTTAAAGATTTTGATAACGCACAACATTTAATTGGACAGAAGTCGTTTGAAGTACCGAAAGCAGATGCGCCGGAAGAAGAGATTACAGCCTATCTTGATAAAGTACGTCCTGAGTCAGCTGACGTATATGAACTACCTGAAACGGAATACACGAAGAAGTTCGGGCGTGATGAGGAATTTGGTACGCAGATGAAGGGGTTGTTTCAGAAAGCAGGGCTATTACCTCACCAAGCAAAGATTTTGACAGAAGGTTACGATGCCGCTCTTTTTGGCAAAGCCAACGAAATGGCTGCCGGAGCAGAAGGTCAAGCTGCTGATTTTGAGAAAATGGCTGATGGTCATTTTGGGGGTGACAAGGACGCGAAGCTAAAAATAGCCAACGAGATATTGAAAGAAAATACACCCGATGCTTTTAAAGAATATTTAGGGAACTTGCCTAACGAAAGTTTAATGGTACTATCAGCGGTCTTAAACAATGTCGCAGATAAGTATATGGGTGAAGATAAACTGAACATTGGTGGTAAACCAGCAGGGGCAGACCCGGCGGCAATTCAAGAAGAAGCTCGTCAGTTAATGGCATCCCCTGAGTATAAAGATTTCCGTCATCCGAAGCACGATGCGACAGTTGCACGGGTTAATGAATTGTACGGACAAGTGGGAAGTATTAAAAAATAATAAAATGTAGTTGACATAACACAAATTATTATGTTAACTTTATAAGTAGAGCGGGGAGCGTTAAACACGTCCGTAGGGCATAGCCACCCTAAAGTAAGGCAACACGTCCGAAGGAATCGGGGAGCGTAATGAACTCTAAAGTGTAAACCTTAATAGGAGGCTAACTATGCCAGCCCAAATTGAAACAGGACAAGTCATCCAGTTTTCAGATGGTGTGCATCAAGAAGCACAGCAAATGAAAGCCCGCCTTGCTGGAATTTTCCCAGTAAAGCAGTTGCGTGGTAAGTCTTACGCGTATGACGGCGTTGGTTCTATCGAAGCTCAAGAGCTTAGTGGTAGATTCAATACGGTCAACTTTTCTGATTTAAAGATCACACGTCGTAAAATTGGCCGACGCCGATTTTCATTGACGTTGCCGATCGACGAAGATGATATTTCCAAAGTATTATTAAACCCAGAACGTGAATACCAAAAAGCGTGTGCGATGGCTATGGCCCGAGTACATGACCGTATTGGTACAGAAGCGGCATTAGCTGATGTTGTAACGGGAGAAGATTTCGATACAACAGTAACTTTCGCTGCCGATGGTGGTCTAACTGTAGATGCTACAGCTGGATTCACTTATGATAAATTATTAGAAATCGTTCAGAATTTTATCGACAATGATGTTGGAAACGACATGATTGAAGATTTTCTTCTTTGCATTTCAGGTGACGAGCATACAGCTTTAATGGGTGAAATCGAGCTTATCTCAGGCGATTACACACGTCAATTCAATGTGGAAAAAGGTTCAATTCAGGAAGCTGTTGGTATGCGACTTATCAAGTTTGCAGCTAACGCAACTAATCCTGTGTTAACTGTCACTGGGGGTACTAGAGATAACATCGCTATGAGTTCAAGAGCGCTATGTTTCGCTATGCCAAAACAATTTGAAATCAAAGTGCAGGAGCGTACTGATTTAGTACAAACTACTCAAGTTCAGGTTAACTGGACATTGGGAGCGGTTCGTACTGAAGGTGTTCTTGTCCAAAAAGTCCAAACTACTGACTAAAGGAGATATTTATGTCATTTGATATTACTGATCCTAATGTGTTAGCCGGTGTCGCGACTGATGCTCACAAGTCAAGTGGGGTTAAACCTACTGTGCGGACAATAACTTTTGAGACAGAAGCCGCAGACGCAGCCGGTGATATAAAAGCTCTCTTTAGAGTTGGCGCACATGAAATTCCAGTTGAGTGCTGGATTATCAACGACGCTATTGCTGGGGCTTCTGATATTGACTTAGGTCTTTATCGTGACTCAGAAGTAGTAGTTGATGCTGATGCTCTTATGGATGGAACAGACATTTCAGCAGGGGTTGCTTACGCTTCTCGTACTGATGGTTTGTCCGCATTAGGTGTTGAAGAAAGAGGAGTTAAATCTTTCTTCGATATCGCTAATGATGTTGCTACTGGTGACGTTGTTGGTGCATTACCTAATGATTCATACTGGGTTGCTTTAACTCTTAACTCTGAAGTGACAGCAGCGGGTACAATCACATTGTACTTAGCTACTATCGGTCGATAAGACAGAGCTTAGACTATGAAGTGCGAAGGGCGCACGCAGCTTATAATGCTTGCGTGCGCCCTTTTCTTTTAAGGAGGTATTTATGTCGAAGCCAACAAGTAGTGTTGCGATATGTAATATGGCGCTTGATTTGTTGAACGAGAAAGGTGTCGTCAATATTGAGGCTCCTACTTCGAGTGTTGAGATTTTATGTAATCGTTGGTATGATGTTACCCGCTGCAAATTATTAGAATCCGCTAGTTGGACGTTCGCCCAAAACAGCGAAGCCATTCCTCGTGGGGGTACACCTACGATCAGTCGCTACGCCGACTTTTATGTTTTTCCAAATAACTATTTAAAACTGACCGCGATTAAAGATTGGGATTACCCACTTCAACGATGGGATTATCGTATTGAGGGTAAGAATCTTTTGATTAACAATGCGGGGGCAGCGTCTTTAGATTTATATTTCATACAAGACTACGAAGATGTTTCTAATTTTCCGGGGTACTTTGCTCATCTTTTGGCAGCGGAGATTGCTTTAAATGTCGCTATGAAGTTGACATCAAAGCCATCTAAGCTGACATTTTTGAGTGAGTATTTAACTGAACTTCGTCGTGTGGCGTATGGAGCGAATGGCCAGACACAACCACCAAGGCGATATGACCGAAGCAAGGTAGTTCAAGCAGGGTTAAATCCGGCATCTCGTCATCAAGTTGCGGGGCCGTATGAGTTCTCGTTTGATCCTAACTAATTATGCCTGAGCAAGTAATTTCAAATTTCGCCGGTGGTGAGGTCAGTAGTGATCTCTACGGACGTAGTGATTCAGAAGTTTATGCCGCGAGTGCGCGTCGATGTGTTAACTGGCTTCCGCGCGCGCAAGGTCCTCTTGAATATAGAGGAGGGCTTCGCTTTGTTCATCCTTCAGCGGGTAATCAAGTCATGCGTCAGGAGACGTTCAGGTTTTCTGATGAAGAAACGTATATCCTCGAATTTACGCCCGGCCTATTAAGAATTTACGAAGATGGAAACCTCACGCTAGTTCCAGGAACTTCTACTATTACAGGAGCCACCCAAGCTAACCCTGTTGTGGTGACAGATACTGGACACCCTTATGCTAACGGCGATGAAATAAGAATCGAAGCAGTTGTAGGGATGACTGAGATTAACGACAGGTTTTTCACTGTCCGCAACGCGGGCGTTAACGATTATGAGTTAGAAGATTTATTTGGTAATACTGTTGATGGTACGGGGTTTACTGCTTACAGCTCTGGGGGAACATCACAAGAAGTCTTCTCTGTTGTTTCTCCTTATACAGCTGATCAGTTATTTCTTTTCCAGTGGGCTGGTGAAGGTAATATTGGCTACTTCGTGCATAACGATGTCGAGCCGCGAAAGCTCACGCGCGTGAGTGCGACGAGTTGGACCTTTAGCACATACGTCAGAACGAATGACCCTTTTACCTCAGCAACGAAATACCCAAGAACAGTGGCTTTCTATGAAGGGCGTTCTGTTATGGCGGGGACGATTGATAACCCAGACAATGTTTACGCTTCAAGATCACCTGATGCTGCGGGGCTTTCACGATATGATGATTATACTTTAGGTGCGGCGGCAGATGATGACGCTTTGATCTTCCCTATATCTTCGGCACAGGGAGACATCTCTTATATTAACTGGATTGCTGGTACGGAACCGTTCTTGGCGATCGGAACCACTGGTGGTATTAGTGCTATGGACGGCGGGGGTGTTAGTGAACCTATCACTCCGGGGGCAGTTCGTGTTAGACCGATAAGTCCTTACGGCGCACAGCTTTTAACCCCTGTTGCAAACGGGTCAACACTTTTCTATATGCAGAAGGGTTCCCGGAAATTACGTTCCTTTGAATACGAAATCTTGCAAGATTCTTACAGATCAACTGACAGACAATTTTTGACAAATCACTTGACAGTGAGCGGTATTAAGCAACTCGCTTTTCAGCGAGGACGGGATGATGTCGTTTACGGAGTAACTGAAGACGGTCGTTTATTGGGAGCCGTGGCGAAAGCAAAGGAAGACCCTTCGGGTTGGTTTAGGATATTAGCGGGTGGGCCGGACGCAAAGATTTTAACAGTTGCTGTTGAATCTCTGGTGTCCGGATATGACAGAGTACACGTCGGGGTTGAGCGAACGATTAACGGGGTGACGGTGCGTTACAATGAATATTTCACCGACCCTTACGAGGGGTTGATGGTTGAGGATTACTTTACGAGCGAGGAAGATCAAACTACTGATGAA